GGGCAACCTCCGGCGATTTTTTTTGCCATTTACACCACCCAAGACAAATCTCGCTGAATTGACGCCCGGTTGTTCCATCGGCTGTGATGCCCGGCAACCGTTGCGGCCTCCGCCGCCATCGTCAAAACAAACGCATCCGCCACGTCCGGGCTTCTCTGCCCCCGGCGCTTCATCTCGTCTTTGGACTCAATCTTCAGCTTTCCCGATGATTGGTATTTATACCTCACAGCCGTAATCTCGCTGATGAGCGTTTCATCGTGGGGGATCGCAACGTCCCGGCCTTCAAACCACTCCCGCGCCTTCCAAAATAACTCGTCTCTCAGCCGCACAAATTTTTCTTTGAGGCTGGGACTCTCCGAAACCGCAATCCCAATCGCTGGCAAATCCAACTCCGCAAGGCGATCAGCCAACCCAGCCCCGATGCCAATGCTGTCAATATAGATCGCACTTGGGCGGTCCATATATCTCGTTGCCTCATACTCTGACAGGATGATCCCTGCCAACTCCATCAGGTCTTTGTTTTGCCACGTTTTGACCGGCTCGATGACGACGTTGCCTTGCCTTTTACACAAGGCAGTTCGATCACCGCCGTAACGCGAGACATCAAGACCCCACACAGTTTGCGTAGTTGGAGCCATTTCGATTTGCCTACGAGTCGCATCTTCAACCAAATGTAGCGGCAATAAAACATCATCCGATTGCGTAGGAAACTCACCGCTGACGCGAACCCGGTAAACGTTACTCTCTTCACCATATTTCGCCGCCATGTCCGCAATGAAGGTCTCTGAGACCGTTTCGGCATCCTCGCACCTCACCGTCATACATTTCCACATCTCACGATGCGAATGAAACGCGTCATAAAAATAACCATCCGCCCTTGTCGGGTTTCCGCACATCAACACCTTGGCCCCCTTGGTCGAGAGCGATCCCTCGCCGACCTGAAACACCACGTCAGGGATGCCCGATGCTTCCTCGCAGATAAACAGCATGTTTTCGCTGTGAAAGCCCTGTAAGGCTTCCGGGTTCTCGCGGCGAGATGTTCTCGCAACCGCGAAGCTATCACTCGCCCCCGAAAGGCTTATTTTATCGCTCTTGAACTCCAGCAAATCCCTAAAGCCTTTAGGTAGTTGCCGCGCCCATTTATCAATCTCTGTCCACAAGACATCATTCAACTGATGCGCCGTGTTCGCCGTGACCGCAATCTTGCAAGGATAATGCGTCAGGAGCCACCAAAGCGAAACCCAAGCCTCAAACGCCGTCTTGCCAACGCCGTGACCAGATTTGATCGCCAGCTTGTCATTCGTCGCAATCGCTTGTAAGGCATCGCGTTGCCATGCCTGCGGCTTGGCGCCAATCACAGTCTCGACAAACAAAACCGGATCAGACCGCAACCGCAATATAGTATCTTCAATCTTGACCAAAATCCCGCCCCTTACCCGTGCGCTAGAAGGGAGGAACTCGCGCACCACAGTCCCAAGGCCTTCGATAAAAGAAGGGGGGGCAAAAGCAAAGACCGCCCGGCCGCGTCAGACAGGGGGGGGGTCAAACTCTATAATCACCAAAAAACTAGGCGCGATTTGTTGCCCTTCTGTTGCCCTTCGCCGCTAACCCGCTTCAGCTATAGGATACCGTCAGGCTAACAGCCTAAACCTCAATGGATCGCCCCGCCGTCCGCCTCAAAATCCTCGCGCGCGCGTAGTTCCGAGTGTAGTTCTACACCACCCTCAACCCTATCTTGCACCGTTCTAAGCGCATCGATGTAGCTTGTCTGCGCCCCATGATCCACGTTGATGCGATCACCGAATGCTTTAGGCGACATCCGTGCCGCGCTCCACTTCAGCCCATCAATAGCCGCACGTAGCATCGCAGAGTCCTTGTACTTGCCTTGTAATCCAGCCAGAGCAACCTCTGCCACCAACTCGCCATAATACGTCCCACGATCCTCTTTGGCCTGCTCATATGCGGCCGCAAAGTTACTATCCGTTTTTACCCACGTCTCAATCGTTTTACTGCACGGCATATCCGGCTGACGGCATGCCTGCGCACAGCTTCTGCCGTTACGAATATAGTCGAGGAATTGCTCGACTGTTTCCGGCGACTTTTTGCTGTTAGTTTTGTGTGGTCGTGCCATCCGATATCTCTTGAAAGGTCATGTTAAGTTCTGCGTGGACTGCCTTGAGCCCGGTGTACTCTTGCCATCGCTTGATAATCACATCTGCGTATTTTGGATCAAGCTCAACTGTACGGCACTGGCGCCCGGTCTTTTCAGCCGCAATCAGTGTTGATCCAGAGCCACCGAAAAGGTCCAAAACGATGCCACCGGGCTTGCCACTGTTCTCCAAAGCTCTCTCAACAAGCTCGACAGGTTTGGTAGTCGGGTGAAGTTCAGATCGTTTCGGCCGTTGCATTTCCCAAAGGTCGCTTTGCTTTCTATCTTCAAGCTCCATCAACCGTGCGGCCCCACCATTCCATCCGTACCAGATCGGCTCATATTGTGTATGGTAATCTTTGCGACTCAAGACCAACGAGTCCTTTGCCCATATAATGGTACTTGACCAGTGAAAACCTGCCGCGTTCAACGCGACGTGAATAACTGGCCACTCTTGCGCTGACATCACAACATATATTGGAGCGCCTGCTTTGGTGCAGACAAACAAGCTATTTGCGATATCGTTGCAAAACTGTTGCCAATCATCAGCTTGCATATGGTCATTCAATATGGTGCGAGACTTCCAACTTGGGTGATTTTTCTGCGCACCATAATTCACGTTCCAAGGCGGATCGGTAAAGACCAAGTCAGCCTTATCGCCCTGCATCAGGCTGTCGAGTGTTTCGCTGTTAATGCTATCACCGCAGACTAACGTGTGCCTGCCAAGTGTCCAGATATCCCCCAGCTTTGAGATGGCTTCCTCGGCCACCTCAGGTATTTCATCGTCATCAGTCAGGCCATCAGTCTTGTTACCATCAGCCAGCAGGCTGTTGATCTCATCGCCATCAAACCCGGTCAAGCCAAGGTCGAAGCCATCCTCTAAAAGGTCAGCGATCTCCACCGCCAGCATTTCGTTGTCCCAGCCTGCATTGAGTGCCAGCTTATTGTCAGCAATGACGTAGGCACGTTTCTGTGCCTCTGAAAGTCCGGTCAAGGTAATCGTCGGCACCTCGGACTCTCCCAAGCGTTGTGCCGCCTGCAATCGACCGTGTCCGGCAATAATACCGTTATCCTCATCAATCAGGATTGGATTTGTCCAGCCAAACTCTTTGATGCTGGCCGCAACTTGGGCGACCTGTTCATCACTGTGTGTTCGGCTGTTTCTCGCATAAGGCGTGAGGTCAGTCACGCTCATCAAGCGAACATCGAGGTCTCGCATCGAGTTATCTCATCATTTTGGGGGAAATAAACCTATTCTATCTGGACGCTACCACAATCCGCCCCCACCGTACAAGCTTTATGCGCATAAAAGTTGCATAATATACCTAATAGGCATAATATGAGGCATATCAACACATACGGAGGTAATTATGTGGATATATCTCAGAGAATTGATTGCAACGTTAGCTTTTTTTGCCACTTGGTATGTGGTCTGCATCTTTTTCTTCGCATTTATGACCGCCCCATAAATGGCAATTGTTGAGATACTTGAGTGGCCTGAGTTGGGCTTCCAACCGAAAGCTGAGTGCGAGCATTGTCTCGCACTCGGCGGTGATCTTCATGGTTGCTGGGAGTGTGAATATAAAGGTTATCGGTCGCTCACTGAGAGCGAATGGGAACTCATTGACATTTCGGTGCAATTAAAAAGCGATTGCCAATGACAAAAATGACACCAATTCCTGTCAGCTTGAAAGAAGCCAGTCGATTTGTGGAAGAATATCATCGGCACAATAAACCGCTTAAATTTCATAAATTTTCGATAGGTGTAATGAGCGATGATTTATTAGTTGGAGTCGTGATCGTTGGTCGTCCTGTGGCACGATCGATGGATGATGGTGTCACTGCTGAAGTCAGCCGCCTGTGCGTTAATGAGAACGCACCGAAAAATGCTTGCAGTTTTTTATACGGTGCAGCATGGCGTGCTTGGCGTGCGATGGGCGGTCAACGAATAATCACCTATACTTTGCAATCAGAAAATGGTGCTAGTTTGCGGGGTTCTGGGTGGAAAATATTGCATCAAACCGCAGAGCGAAATGATGCTGGATGGAGAAACAGGATCAATAGAGATTGGCAACCCGCCAGCGGTCAAGCCAAATTTTGTTGGCAAACTACCGATCATTCAGATGCTTGAACGCATACTCTAAATCATCCAAACAAACTCTCAATATTTCGGGCGCTG